GCATGGGATGCACACTTGGCATATCCAGAACTCCGACGCAAAGTTATCAACGACTTTAGAGAAGTTGTGTACGGTGCCGACAATGACTTTGGTAAAGGTCGAAAGGCTGACCTAGTACTCATGGAAGATAAGTCAGCAGGTATATCTCTTATCCAAGAACTTCAAGGTTCAGGTATTGAGGTGCGTGGTTATAATCCTGGGCGTGCCGATAAAGTTCAACGTCTTAATATTGTAGCACCAATTGTTGCCAAAGGCAAAGTATTTATTCCAGAGGATTCAGAACGAGAAGGCGAGTACGCAGACTGGGCTAAACGATTCCTACGTCAGGTGTGTTCATTCCCTGAGGCAGGCGGCCATGATGACTACGTGGATTCATTATCACAAGCGCTCCGAGTCTTACGTGACTCAGGTTGGATCCAATTAGATCCGTTACCAGCGCGTGACTATTCCTACGCCGATGACCCATCAAAAAGATTTGAAAATCCGTACGCACAATAGGGCGGGATCTAAAAATTATATGCATTAGTATGATTAGGCATCTATCGGAACTGTAAATGAAGAAATTTGGCTCTATTTTTGTTTTGTTACTTTCTTTATGGAATAATGTTCCAGCCGAAGAATCGACCAAGTTTTTGCAATATAAGTTTAATGAACGAGTTGTTATTACAATTTCTAGTTCTGAATGTCCATTTTGGGAATTAAAAGAAGCTTATGAATACGCAGCGCTTGCTAAACGAATTGACGGTGCTATGTTAGTTGGATGTTACACTCACCACAAAGATGACATTGTTATTCGTTGGTTGCATGGAGATGAAACAACATTACCAGCCAACGTATTTTTAGCAAAACCTTCACTATGAATTTATTAAAAACACCACACCAAAAAATATTAGAAGAAGCAGGCGCTTCTCCATTCCCAACACCAGGAATGTTAAATACGCCAAAGCAAATGCTATTTCAAGAATCAGGATTGCTTCCTAAATTTGCAGAAGGTGGTCAATTATTTAACGCAGAACAAAATCTAACACCCGAACAAATGCAAGCGGCATTAATTATTAATGGACAAACTCCACCAAGATTTAATTATGCCACTGGCGGCGATGTTAAAACAGAAAATCAATTATTAAATGATTCAATAGATCACGAACAATTATATCACATCTTTAATTTTTTAAAATCAATAGGCGTTATTAAATAATGGCAAATCCTCAATTACCTCTTCAGTTTGGATCTACACTTTCATCATTAGATGATCGCGAAGATCAAGTTAAAGAAGCAACAAATCAAGATGCCGAAACAGAACATCTAGCAGATATACTTGGATTAGAAGATGATGACGCTGAACAAGAAGTTATTGAATTAGAAGATGGCTCAGTTGTTATTAATTTTGAACAAAAGAAAAGCCCACAAGAAGATCCTGAGTTCTATGAAAACTTAGCGGAAACATTTGATGAATCTACACTCAATGCTATGGCACTTGAGTATCTTGACTTTATTGATGTCGATCGTGAATCAAGAAAACAAAGAGATAAACAATACGAAGAAGGTTTACGCCGAACAGGCTTAGGCAAGGACGCGCCTGGTGGGGCCACATTTGACGGCGCATCTAAAGTCGTCCACCCGGTTATGGCAGAGTCATGTGTTGACTTTGCTGCATCATCAGCTAAAGAACTTATTCCACCTGATGCGATCGTTAGATCAAACATCAAAGGTGTAGCAGACAATGTTAAAGAAGCAACCGCAGATCGTAAAGCTAACTTCCTTAACTGGCAACTTACTGAACAAGTACAAGAGTACCGTGATGAGATGGAACAACTTCTTACACAATTACCTCTTGGCGGATCACAATTCTTAAAATGGCGTTATGACGCAGAACAAAAACGACCAACATGCGAATGGGTACCGATTGATAACATTTTACTACCTTACGCATCAACAAATTTCTACACATCTCCACGTGTAACAGAAGTACAAGATATTACAGAAGATACATACTTGCAAAGAATTGAGCAAGGTATCTATCGTGACATTGACAATAACTATTCATCAGACACTCCACTAAACGATCAAACACAAGCTGAAAAAGCTAACAACAAAATTGAAGGCAAAGACATGCCTTCTAAAAATATTGATGGTTTACGTAGAGTTTATGAAATTACTTGCTTTATCAGATTAGATGATGATCCAATTACTGAAGGCAAACGCGCACCATACATTTTAACTATTGACGAGTCGAGTTCTAAAGTTTTAGCACTCTACAGAAACTGGGAAGCAAATGATAGCAAATTTGAAAAATTGGACTGGTATGTGGAATTTAAGTTTATCCCTTGGCGTGGTGCTTATGCTATCGGTCTTCCTCACCTTATTGGCGGCTTATCTGCTGCTCTTACTGGATCTCTCCGTGCTCTCTTGGATGCTGCGCACATTAATAACAGTCAAACGATGCTTAAGCTCAAAGGCGGCCGTATTGGTGGACAAAGTGATAGGATTGAGCCGACACAAGTAGTTGAGATTGAAGGATCACCAGGCGTTGATGATATTAGAAAAATCGCAATGCCTATGCCATTTAACCCACCATCAAGCACATTATTTAGTTTACTTGGCTGGTTAACAGACGCAGCTAAAGGTGTAGTAACTACAGCTGAAGAAAAAATTGGTGATGCATCAAACAATATGCCTGTGGGAACAACACAAGCACTTATTGAACAAGGCGCTAAAGTATTTTCAAGTATTCACGCTAGATTACATAGATCACAAGCTAAGTCATTAGCTATTATCTCAAGAATCAATCATTGGTTCTTAGATGAAATGGATAATGAATCAGGAGAAGAAATTGAAGTTAGAGACTTTGCTTATAATAATGATGTTCGTCCTGTATCTGACCCTAATATATTTTCTGAAACTCAAAGGTTAGCACAAAACCAAGCTATTTTACAAATGGCAACATCAGCACCTCCTGGTATGTTTAACCTTCAGGCGCTATACAATAGAGTTTTAAAACAATTAAAAGTACCTAACATTGATGAGATCTTACCAAATCCTCAAGGTGCTACAGAAGCCAACCCAGCATTAGAAAACGTTTCTATGACCATGGGTCGTCCGGCTGCAGCGTACCCCGATCAAGATCATATTTCTCATATCAAGGTTCACTTAGAGTACGCAAATAATCCTGCTTACGGTGGCAATCCAGTTATTGGACCATCATTTGCACCGCATGCGCTTGAACATATTAAGCAACACTTAACATTGCATTATCTCCAATCTATGCGTGCGTATGTAGCACAAGCAGCGGGTGGTAAGGATGCATTTAGTTTACATGAAGAAAAACCACTTGATTTAGAAGCACAACAATCATTGGCTATTGCTTCACAATTAGTGGATCAAGATACACAATTAACTATGCAACCATTTGTTCAACAAATTAGTGCATTGTCACAAAAAGTACAACAAATGCAACAGGCTCAACAACAAGCTGCTATGGGTGCTGATCCAACGGCTCAAGTATTACTTAAAACTCAAATGGCAGAAACACAACGTAAGGCCCAAGAGTCACAAAGTAAAATGCAACTTGATCTTCAAAAAGCACAACAACAGTATCAACTTGAAGTGGCTAAGTTACAACAACAAATGCAAGAATTGCAAGCTAAATATCAAACGCAATCTACAATTGATTCACAAAGAAATGCAACCAATATTGCAATGGCTGACCTTAACAATTCATCACGAGAAAGAATTGCTGAGATTACAGCCAAGGTTGGTCTAACTTCTGATCAATTAGCAATGCAACACGAACAAGACATAACAGCACTTCAAGCATCACAAGAAGCGCAAGCAGATATCCGTCAACATGGCTTAGAAATTAACCAGCAAAACTTCCTCCATCAAGCACAGATGGCGCAGCAAGCTGCACAACAAGCCGCCGCAGCGGACCAACAAAGAAAGCAACATGTAGTTGATGTAGCATCACAGGCAATGCAACATGCCGCACAAGCTCAACAACAAAACCAACAGCTTTCTGCACAGCAACAACAAGCAATGCAACAACAATCTCAACAACAACCATCCACTGAGGAATAATCATGGCAGAAAAAGAACTAGGCTTTCGTAAAGCATACAAAATGACAGGTACCCCTGGCTACGCTGGTGGTCCTGATCAAAAGGTAGAAAACGGTCCTTCAGGTTCTCATAGGGATAATAACTGGAAAAAAGGTGCAGCAGAAGCTAAACTTAAAAATGCTAAACCAATTGGTCCAGGTAAAAATCTTAATGAACTTGATGGCGGTAACTTCTATTAATTTAGGGCGGATTTTCTCATAAGGTTGCATTAGTAATCTTATGAGAGACATCATTACAGAACTAATCAGTCAAATCAAGGCTGAACAAGCAAAATTAGCGGGGTCATTAACCGCTGGACATGCGATAAACTTTGAAACATACCAACGTTTGGTTGGTAATCATCAAGGTTTACAAGCCGCTCTAAATATTTTAGAAGGCATCATGACCGAAGATGACGAAGAACAAAATCAACAGTAAACCGTAAGGTTTGAGGAGGTTTGCCGAATGGCAGCATTTGATGTTGTAGCAAAGACAGAGCCAGATTTACGCTCTGAGCAAGAATGTTTTCCAAGTATTGATCCAGGTATTGAAGTTGCAGGTGATCGAGTACTCGTTCAATTAAGACGGGAAAAGGTAACAAGCAAGGGTGGCATCATCTTGGTAGACGAAACGAGACAAACGATTAAATTTAATGAGACTGTAGCAAAAGTGGTGCAAGTTGGCCCTTTAGCATACAAAGATCCATTTACACTTGAATCATGGCCTGAGGGCGCATGGTGTAAAGAAGGCGACTTAGTGAGAACTATCAAATATGGTGGTGATCGCTTTGTTGTTGACGCAGGTGACGATGGCGCTCCAGTAGTGTTTATTACATTACAGGCTCGTGAAATCATTTCTCGCATTAAGTCTTATGAATTTGCGCAGAAAATGA